CTCGTTTTGCGGAAACTGCGGATAGGGCCGGCTATCCCAGGCCCAGACATGCGCCCGCGCCATGTCCAGCATCGGCCCGCCATAGACATCGGACACCGGATTGCGCGCCGCATCGCCCCAATAACCCACCATCGCGCGCAGATATTGCATCTGCATCAACTCGTCGCGCCGCCCATCCGAATACCAGGGCAGGCTCGATTCCGAACTCTTCTCATCGATAAACTTGTTGGGCTGGTTCGTCCCCTTGTCGATCGCCGCGCAGCCCATCTCGGTGAACCAGATCGGCTTGGAGCGCGGCTCCCAGTCCGTCGCCACCTCGCTACGCACCCCACCCACCCGCTCGTGATGGGCATTCTCCCACCAGCCGCGCAGGTCCTTGTAGCGCCAGACCCAGGGCTCGCCATGCTCCTCGTCGATGATCGGCGTGCGGATCTGCGCATCGCGATGCTCGGGCGCGGCGTAATACCACTCGAACCCCTCGCCACCCTCGACATTCGCCATCAGGTAGTCGAGGTTGTAGATCGCCCCCCAGCCCGCATCGAGATGGTCCTCGCCCTCGCGCCAGTCCGACAGCGGCATGTAATTGTCGATGCCGATGAAATCGACGTTCTCATCCGCCCAGAGCGGATCGAGATGGAAGAACCGGTCGCCATTACCCGGCTGATAGCCGAAATATTCGGACCAGTCCGCCGCATAGCCCACCTTGCAGCCCGCTCCCAGGATCGCCTTCACCTCGGCCGCCAGTTGGCGGAACTGCGCCACCGCCGGAAAGCTCGTCAACCCGTCGCGGATCTGCGTCAGCGCCACCATCTCGGTGCCGATGCAGAAGGCCTCGACCCCGCCCGCCAGCGCGCACAGATGCGCATAATGCAGGATGAACCGCCGCATCGACCACTCATCCGGCCCCGAATAGGTGATCGTGCTGCCCGAGACGCTGAAATCCGTCACCTGTGCATCGCCGAAGAACGCCGCCACCTCATCCGCGGCCGCCGCACTCTGGTCCGGGCTCCCCGCCCGCCCCGGCGCCACCGAGAGCGTGATCCGCCCCCGCCAGGGCAGTGCCGGCTGATCCGCCGCCCCGCTCCAGGGGTCGGTCCGCCCATTGCCCTCGAGCTGTTCCATCAGGATGAACGGGTAGAAGGTCACCGCCTTGCCCGCCGCCCGCAGCGCCGTGATCGCCTCGATCACCGCCGCATCCGCCGGCGTGCCACCATAGACCGAATTGCCGTCGAGCAGCGGCACCTCCGCCACATCCGCGCGCCCGACCCCCGAAACGACCCAGGGCATGTTCGTCCCCTCGACCGTCGTATCCGCCACCTTCGGCCGGATCGCGCACTCCGCGCAGCGCAGATCATCGCCAAACCAGCTCACCACCAGCGAGACCGCCCCGCAATTGGGCAGCTCCTCCTCCAGCATCTGCAGCGAGGCCGAGAAATCCGTCAGCCCCCCCGGCGCATTCTGGTTCGCCGCCGTCGACCCATCGGTCACCGTCGTGCCCCCGGCCACATAGACCGGCGTCGTCGCCAGCGCATATTCCCCCGTGCCCGGGATCAGCGCCACCGCCTGCAGCCCATGCGTCAGATCCGGCACCGCGTCGATCAGATCCCCCTGCGCCGCGCGCACCACCTCGAAGGTGAACTGCGGCACCCGGTTGCCATAGGGTTCCAGCGCCAGATCCTCGAACACCACGTAAGCGATACCGCGATAGGCGGGCGCCATGCCCGCCCCCTCGACCGCCTCGATCTTCGGATCGGGCTGCTGATCCTCGGCGCCGCTATAGACGCGCATGTTCAGCGTCGATTTCTCGATCTCGACGCCATCCGCCCAAACCCGACCCACGCGCAGGATCTCACCCTCGCACAGCGCCAACGCCAGGCTCACCGAATAGCTGTAGCTGGTGGTCGTGGCCCGCGGCGAGCCCTTGCCCCGCTTCTGCACCGTCTTCGTCTCGAAGAACCGCGTCGCCCAGATCACCTGCCCGGCCACCCGCATCCGCCCCCAGAGCCGGCCGACCGCCTCGCCCTCGCTCGCGCTCGACAGCCGCAGCCGATCGACCTTGCCGCTCTCGACGCTCTGCGAGCCCGATCCAAGCAATCGCTGGTCGATGGCACGTCCCAGCGTCGCCCCCACCGCGCGGCCCAGCACCACGCCCGAAAGCCCCAGGACCGAGCCACCAAAGCCCCCGCCGATCGCGGCCCCCGCCGCCGAAAGCAGTATCGTCGCCATTCACCTGGCTCCTTCCGGAAATTGAAACCGCGCCACGATGCGGCGCTGCCAGGGGCGCGAGAGCGGGCTCTCCACCACCCCATGGCCGCTATAGGCATGGATGAACCGCGGCACCGCGCCGACCTGGCTCGCAATGCCCAGATGCTTCGCCACTGCCCCCTCGCGCATGCGAAACAGCAGCACCTCGCCCGGCGCCTCGGGCGCCCGCCCCTCCGGCCCCGGCAGCTCCGCCATGTGCCGCCGCGCCGCTGTCCACAGCCTCTCCTCGCGCGCAGGCTCGGACCAGTCCGCCGTATAGGGCGGCACCGGCTCCGGCTCGCAGCCATAAAGCGCGCGCCAGATCCCGCGCAGCAACCCCAGACAATCCGTCCCCGCGCCCAGTGCCGAGGCCTGGTGCAGGTAAGGCGTGCCGATCCAGCGCCGCGCTTCCGCCACCGCCCGCAACCCGGTCCCCGCCACTTCGCTCATGCAAACAGGCTCCCGCCGTCATTCGCACCGCTCTGCACCGGGTAGGACACCAGCCAGTCCTCCCCGGGAATATGCGGAAAGCCCCGGAAATTCAGGAAATTGTCGAACTTGAGCCGGCAGGTGTCGGCGCGCTTGTCGCAGCCCGCCTCCAGCCGCACCATGTCCCCCGTCGCCACCTCCGCACCCAGCCGCTGCCACAGCTCGACGGTGCGCGCGCCGGCGCCCGAGACCCGATCGTTCTTGATCACCCCGATCAGCCCCGCCGCCGCACCGCTCAGCACCCGGAAGCGGCCCTTCTCGAACCAGCGATCCTCGAACCCCGCGACACTCGCAAAGTCGAAGACCCGCCCCTCCGCGATGGTCTCCGCCGCGATCTCCAGCGCATAGCCGTTGGTGCCCAGATCGAACCGGCAGCGCACGTCGCCCAGCACCGCCGCACAGCGCGGATGGTAAATCCGCCCCTGCTCGATCCCCAGCGCCTCGGTCAGGCCGCGCAGCTCTGCCGTAAAGGCCCCCGCCGCCCGCGTCACCTCGCCGATCGCGCCGCGAAACAGCATCGCGCGTTCGCTCACATCGGCCCAGTTCACCAGCCAGGCGGTGACCTCGGCGCCGTCGTAACGCCCGGCCAGAATATCCGCCTCGCTGATCGCGGCCGAGCTCAGCGCGCCGTAACTCTCGGAATTGTCGACCGAAAGCCCCGTGCCCCGGGCAATCGCCTTCGCCGTCATGCCGCTGTCGGGTTCGAAATCGATGCCCTCGAAGCTCAGCCCCACGTCGTGATCGGTGAAGCCCAGAACCCGCCCATCGGCCCGCGCAATCGCCCAGGCCCGCGCCAGCGTCGTGCATCCGCTCGCCAGATGCGCCTTCAACTCCTCGGAATAGGCCATCAGATCCGCACCTCCACCACCGGCACCTGCGGCAGGTCGCCTGCCTGGAACGACTGCACCGAGACCTGGATCCGGTCGGTATCGAACCGCACCGGCACGTCGAACTCGAAGCCCGCGGTCACCCGCGCGTCCATCGGTGGCGCCTCGACGAAGCTCACCATGCCGGTCTCCAGATCGACCGAGAAATGCACCGCCTCGGCCTGGTGGTCGCCCTGCAGCCCCACCAGAACCGTGCCCAGCACCGGCTTCAGGATCGGGCGCACATAATCCACCCCGCCCGAGCTGTAGGTCTTCTGCAGCTGGAACGCCGTCGTCACCCCGTCGCCGATGCCGATCAGTTGATCGTCGTAGCGCACCTCTTTCGACGCCGGGCAGCTCTTGTAATCCGCCCAGTCCTTCCAGCGAAAGCCGTGCAACTGTCCCGCCCGCGCTTCGAAAAAGGCAATCAGCCGCTCTACGTCATCGAGGCTGCGCAGCCCCACCCCCGCATCGTAATGCCGGCGCGAATGCGCCCAGGGCGTGTTGCGCTCCTCGAAGCCGTTCGCCAGCGTCACGATCTCGGTGCGCCGCTCCGGCCCGCCGACCGAGCCGAAACTCAGGTTCGCCGGAAATCTGATCTCGTGAAAAGCCATGGTCCCTCCTCAGGCGTTGCGGCTGCCGCGCGCCAGCGCCCGGTTGATCTGCGCCGCGATCTGGCTCTGGCTACGCGAAAACCCCGCCGCATCCGGCGTCGTCACGTTCATCACCACGTTGATCGTCTTGCCGCCCGCGGCCTGCACGCCCAGCCGCCCATCGGCGCCCCGCGCCAGCGGCATGATCGCCTCGGGCCCCGCCTCGCCCATCAGCCCGGTCGCATTGCGCATCGGAAATTGCGTAGGCGAACTCACCACCCCGCCCTTCGCGAAGGGCATCACCTGCCCCTGGCTGAAGGCCGCACCCTTGGCAAAGGGGAAAAGGCTGCTCACGAGCCCCGTGATCCCTTCCGAGATCGCCCCCCCCAGCGCGTCCTGCACCGGCTTCATCGCCACCGAATAGGCCGTCTGCGACACGCTCTCGACCACGCTCTTCAGCGCATCCGACAGCTTCACCCCGTCGAAGACCACGCCGTCGAAGGCCCGCTTCAGGCTGCGCCCGATGCCCTGCCCCAGCACATCGACCTCGCGGCCGGTATAGGTGAAGCTCTCGCGCAGCCGCCCCAGCGCATCGTTGAATTCCGCCGCCACCGCCTCGGCCCCGCCCAGGTTCCGCTCCAGGTCGGCCGCCTGCTTGCTCAGGGCGTCCAGCCCGTCCACCTCGATCATCCGCTCATCCTTTCCGGTCCTCGGCCGCCGCCTGCGCAGGTCGGTCCGGCCATTTCGCCGCCAGTTCCTCGAGCCGCGCGCGCGTCAGCGGCGGACTCGCCGCCGCCTCGCCCAGCATCAGCGCCAACTCCGCCGGGGTCAGCCGCCAGAACTCGTCCGGCCGCAGCCCAAGTCCGCGGATCCCCGCCCGCATCAGCCCGGGCCAGTCGAGCCCTCCCGGCGCCCCGGCGCTCATCCGCGCCCCGGCACCGTGAAGGCCCGCGCCAGCAGCTCCGCCGCGATCCGCGCCGCCACCACCGGCCCGCCGCCGATCTCGGCGCGGCGCAGCTCTTCCGCCCCGCCGCTCCAGCCACCGCCACGCAGCCCCGCCAAGAGCAGCGCCAGCACGTCGCGCGCCGAAAACGCCCCCGCCTCGAAGCGCCGCACGAGGTCGAGCAGGCTCGCCTCGCCCAGCTCCGCCTCGAGCTCCGCCAGCGCACCCAGCGTCAGCTTCGCCACACGCCGCTCGCCATCGAGAAGCAGCTCGACCTCACCAGCCCAGGGGTTCGCCATCTCGCCCTCAAAGCGCCGTGAAGGTCAGCACGCCGGCCGAGGCCATACTCAGCTCATAGGTCGCCTCGCCATTGTGGCTGCCCGCGTAATCGACCGAGGTGATCATGAACGGCCCCTGCACGATGCCGAAATCCGGGATGATCACCTGGAAATCGGGCATCTCGCCGTCGAAGAAGATCTGCCGCGCCCGCTCGTCGGTCGCGTCATCCTTGAACACGCCCGAGCCCGAGATCGAGGCAGAGCGCACCCCCGCCCCCTTCAGCAGCTCGCGCCACCCCCCCTGGCTCTCCAACGAGGTCACATCGACCGTTTCCGCGTTGAAGCTGATGCGCGTGGCGCGCAGCCCCGCGATGGTCTCGAAAAGGCCCGAGCCGTTCAGGTCGAGCTTGATCAGAAGGTCCTTGCCGTTCTGCGCCGCCATGGTCTTTCTCCGAATTATGAAAGGATATCCTCCGACCAACGTTGAATATCTGGTCGAAATGTTTGATTTGTGCAGGTCTTGAAAACGCCCTCAGGCCTCGACACGGGCCCGGAAGGTCAGGTCGATCCGCCGCGTGCCGCCCTTTTCGACGCGCCGCGCCTGCCCGCGCAGGAACCACAGTGCCACCAGCGCGCCCCGCGCCAGCACCAGCGGCGCATCCACCAGCGCATCCGAAACCGCCGCCGCCACCGCCTTCGCCGTGGCAAATCCCGCCTCGTCGGTCACCACCGAGACGACGAAATCATGCATCGCCCCGTCGCCCGTCTTGTCCGAGGCATCGCGCACATCCTCCGGGCCGAGGCTCACATAGGTCCCCGTCGCCGTGCCCGGCGGCACCGCATCATAGATCGCGTCGCCCACCAGCGCCTGCAGCGCCGCATCCGCGATCAACCGCTGATACACCGCCGCCTGCAGCGCGGCCGCACTGCCATAGCTCATGCCACCACCTCCTCACGCGCGAAACAGGTCAGGTAATGCCCCTCGGCATCCGCCTCGGCCACGGCGAGGATGCGGAAGATCCGCTCCCCCTCGCGAAACCGCTGCTCCGGCCGCGGCCGGCGCGGCGAGCCCTCGGGCGCGCCCCGCACCACGATCTTCATCGGCACCGAGGCGAGCGTGACGAATTCCCCCGCCCGCTCGACCCCGGTCCCGGGCACCACCTGCGCCCAGATCTCGCCCAGCGCCGTCCAGGCCAGGGTAAATCCCCCCGCCCCGTCCGACACCCGCTCGGGCGCCTCCAGCACCAGCTTGCGGTTCAGCCGCGGCGTGCTCATGCCCGCCCCCCCAGCACCCGCACCGTGCGCCAGCGCTCGATCAGCGCCATCACCCCGAAGGGCATCGCCGCCACATCGCCCGCGCCGTCATGGCGCAGCTCGAAATACTGCGCCGCCAACAGGAACACCGCCTGCGCCAGGTCCACCGGCAAATCGCTCCACCCCGGGCCAAACCCCGCGGTGAAGTCGATCTCCGCCGTCCCCCCGGTCGGAATCGTCGGCAGCGTTCCCGACACCGCTTCGAGCCGCGGCCGCGCCATGTCCTGCACCAGCCGCCACGCGCTCGGCGCAATCACCGTCACCGCACCAGTCGCATCGACCAGCCTCACCTCGGCCACCACGCGCACCGGCGCAATCGGCAGCGGCTGCGCACAATCCCCCCGCCAGGCCTCCAGGCTCAGCGTGAAATCACGCGAAATCAGCGCCTTGGCCGTGCGCCCCTCGATCGCGGCCAGCGCCGCCCGCAGATAGGCGATCAGCGCCGCATCCTCGGCGCCCGCATCCGCAAAGCCGGTGCCCAGCCGCAGATGGTCGCGGAATTCGGCCAGCGGCAGCACGCCCGCGGCCACCGCCGTCACTTCGTTCAGCATCATGGGAAGTCTCCGAAAGTCGCAGCGCCCCCGGGGCGCGAAATGGGCGTTCGGGCACGGGTCTCGCGCCGCCGCTCGAACGGAGGGAGCAGCTAGGCGACGGCGGTCGAACCCGCGCCCGCCCGACCGGCAAGGCCGGTAGAGGCCGGAGGTCGCCCCCCGGCCCTTCACCTCCCCTTACGAGGCGGCGAATTTCAGCAGCTTGATCGCGGCAAAGTCGCTCACGTCGCCGCCCACGCGCTTCGAGGCATAGAACAGCACATGGGGCTTGGCCGAGAAGGGATCGCGCAGCACGCGCAGGTCCGGTCGCTCCGCCACGGTATAGCCGTTGTTGAAGTCGCCAAAGGCCACCGCATAGGCATCGGTGCCGATGTCGGGCATGTCCTCGGCAATCAGCACCGGATAGCCCATCAGCCGCGCCGGCTCACCCGCCGCCAGCCCGTCCGACCACAGGAAGCGGCCATCGGCATCCTTCATCTTGCGCACCGCGCCCGCGGTCTTCGAATTCATCACGAAGGTCGCATTGGCGCGATATTCCGCACCCAGCGCATAGACCAGATCGACGATCGCATCCGAGGCATTGACCGAGGCGAAATCGCCCGCGGCCCCCGTCGCGACATAGCCGAGCGAGCCCCAGGCCCAGCTCGCATTGGCCACCGTCGAATGGGTCAGAAAGCCCGTCGGCTTGTCGACGCCATCGCCCAGCACGAAAGCCGCCGCCTCGGCACGCGCGAACTTGTCGGCGATGCGGTTGGCCAGCCAGGTCTCGATGTCGAAAGCCGAGTCGTCCAGCAGCCGCTGCGAGGCCTTCGGCATCGCCGAAAGCTCATGCAGCGGGATCGAGATGCGGTCGATCTGCGGCGTGGTGGTCTCGGTCAGGCTCGCCGTCTCGGTCGCCCAGCCCGAGCCCATCTCGGTCTTGTCGACCAGCACGTCATAGGACGTCGCCTCGACATTCACCACATTGGCGATCTGACGGATCGAAGCGGTCGAGCGCAGCACGCCGCGGATCGTCTCCGAGGTCTTCGGGTCCACCAGATAGCCGCCATCGGCGGCGACCGCGGTGTTCAGCGCCTTGCCCTCGAGCACGAGGCCGCGCAGGCCGTCGTCATCGCCCGAACGCAGATAGGCGGCAAAGGCCTTCTGGTGCGGCGCCTCTTCGGTCGCGGCGGTGGAAAGGGCGGGACGCCCGGCGAAAGTCTTGGTCTGCAGCATGGTCATACGCTCTTCCTGTTGTTGGAACCTGATCTTCACTTCGTCCTGAAAGCCCTTGATCTCCTTCAGGAAACCGGCCAGCGCGGTTTTCACCTCAGCCGCCGGGTCCGGGCCCTCGGACATCCCCGTCCCGGCCCGAGCCTTGGTCTCGGTCTTCATCGTCACTCCACTCCATGGGGCTGCGGCGGGGCTCAGCGCTCCGCCAGTTCGGCCGCCGCACGCGCCAGCGTCGCGGCCAGGTCGCGCCAGGCATCGGCCTCCAGGCTCTCGCCCTTCGCCGCCACCCGCGCCTCGCGAAGCATCGGGAAGGTCACCAGCGACACCTCCCACAGCTCCAGTTCCGCAAGAAGCCGCTGGCCTTTTGCGTCCTTTTCGGCAGCGATCGTGCGATAACCGATCGACAGCCCGTCGATCGCCCCCGCGCCGATCAGCGCCGCCGCCTCGCGCGCGCGCTCCACCTCCAGAAGCAACCGCCCCTTGACGTAAAGCCCGCGCTCATCCTCATAGATCTCGTCCCAGACGCCGATCGGCTGCGCCGGGTCGTGCTGCCAGAGCATCTTGACCGAGCCGCCGCGCGCCGCCAGCCGCTGCAGGCTGCGCCCATAGGCGCCCCGGCTCACCACGTCGCCGCCCTGATCGGGCAGACCGAACAGGCTCGCATAGCCCTCGATCCGCGTGCCATCCTGCACCTGCATCTGCCCCGCGCCGGTGCAGAACTTCAACTCCAGCCCGTAATCACCTGTATTCATGTGAAATCCTCATTTCGGGGCGAATTCCAGAATGCTCTGGAGCGCCTGCGCCAGTATCACAGCCACCACGCCGTAAACGGTCATCCAGAGCCGCTTCTCGAGGCCCTCGATCATCCCCTCGATCCGCTCGAGCCGTCGCTCCACCTGGGTGAACTGCAGCTCCATGATCCGCTCGGTCGCCTCGAAGCGCTGTTCATGCACCTCGAAGGGCTCCTTGAGGAAACGCGACCCACCCGTCGCCATGCCTCAGCCCTCCGCAACCGGCGGCAGCCCCAGCAGCACCCGTTTCTCCGCATCGCTGAGGAACCCCGCCTCGCCGATGCGCTTCCAAAGCTGGTCGCGCTCCATCGCCAGCGCCGGGATCTGGTCGAGATCGGGCTTCAGCTCGATCTGCGCGCCCAGGAACCCCGAAAGCCACCAGCCGATCGCCGCGCTCACCCGCGTCGCCAGCGGCAGCACCGTCAGCCGGTAGAAGGCCCGGTTCGCCTCGGCGTAATTCGCATAGGTCGCATCCCCCGGGATCCCCAGCAGCATCGGCGGCACGCCGAAAGCCACCGCAATCTCCCGCGCCGCCGCCACCTTGGTCTCGTGGAACTCCATGTCCGAAGGGCTGAACCCCATCGGCTTCCAGTCGAGCCCGCCTTCCAGCAGCATCGGCCGGCCCGCATTGCGCGCGCCCTGATGATGCGTCTCCATCTCGAAGACCAGCCGGTCATATTGCTCGGGGCTCAGCGTGCCCTGCCCGTCCGACCCCTTGTAGATGATCGCCCCCGAGGGCCGCGCCGCATTGTCCAGCAGCGCCTTCGACCAGGCACTCGCCGCATTGTGCACGTCAAACGCCACCGCCGCCGCCTGCATCGGGCTCAGCCCATAATGGTCGTCCTGCGGATGGAACGCCTTGATATGGCAGATCGGGTCGGGATAGCCCGTCATGTCGAAGCGATGCTTGCGCCCCGCCACCGCGTAATCATAGGCCACCGGCCAGCCATCCGCCCCCGGCACCACCGACATCCGGTCCGAGCGCAGCACATGCAGCTCCCGCGGCATGCCCGGCTCCGGCGTCACCGCCTCCAGATAGCCGTTGCCGCTCAGCAGGATCTGCCCGATCAGCGCCTCCATCAGCTCGGCCCGCCCCTGCCCGGGGTTCGGCCGCCGCATCAACTCCAGCACCGGATGCACGTCATAGCGCCGCTCCGCGTCCTGGCAGTTCAGCGGCACCGCCGCCACCGCCTCGGCAATCAGCTTGACCGAGCGAAACCCCACCGGATTGCCGGTGAAACCCGCGCGCGTCAGGCTCGCCACGTCGCGCGGCCCCCAGACCGGCCGCCCCGCCCCCGAGGCCATCGCCACGATCCGCCCGGTGACCGAGGCCTTGCGCTCCGGCGCCACCTCCGGTTGCGGCCTGCGAAAGAAGTTCATACCCATTCCGTTCTCCTCGTCGGGCCCCGCCCCGCAGGGCCGGCCAAGAAAAAGGGCCGGGAAACCTCCCGGCCCTGCGGCTCGATTGCTCGCTGCGGAGGCGGGGGTTTCACACCCCCGCACCCCCGTGGAGTATTTCCACCAAGAAAAAGACCATGATTTTCTTGGCTTACAGGCCCCGCACCTGCGGCCGCCGCCAATGCGCCGCGGGCTCGATGATCAGCTCTGTCAGCGCCCAGACCAGCGCATCCACCCGGTCGGGCGAGCCGCGGCCCTGATAGCCCGCCACCGTCATCCGGCACAGCTGATCCTCCAGCGCGCCCAGATGCCCGTGGCGCAGGTGCTTCACCCGCCCCTGCTCGTAAAGCGCCGCCACCGGCTCGGCCCGCGCGCTCTTGCCGCGGCTCGCCCGCAGCGCCCGGAACGGCACCAGCGGGTCGATCTGCCGCAGCACGCTTTCCACCAGATCGCCGCCCTGGTTCACCTCGGCCACCAGCTTCTCCGCGCCCCAGCGCTCCATCGCCGCAATCGCCGCCCGCGCCCAGTCGGTCGGCTTGCCCCGCACGCTCGCATCCTCCAGCACGAAGGCACGCCAGTCCTGTACCGGCCCGCGCGTCACCGCGCCCGCCACCACAATCCCGCATTCGTCAGAGCCCGCATGCCCGCTCACCGCCGGGTCGAGCGCCACCACCACCCGGTCCATCTCGGGCGCCCGCTCGACGCGCGCCCCCTCCAGCACCCCGGTGGTCCAGAGTGCCCCCTCGACATCGTCGAGCAGCACGCCCTCCAGCTCCTGCCGGCCGAGCCGCGTGCCGGCATAGCGCGCCTGCACCTCCTCGAGGAAGCTCTGCGCCAGATAGGCCCGGTTCGCGTCGGTCGGCGCATGCGTCACCACCGTCGAGGGGTTGTTCAGGATCGCCTTCAGCACCCCCACATTGCGCGGCGTCGTGGTGATCACCTGCTGCGGATGATCCCCCAGCCGCAGCGCGAACTGCAGCATGTCCCACGTCTCCTCCGCCTTCTTCCACTTCGCCAGCTCGTCGACCCAGGCCGCATCGAACTGCGGCCCCCGCAGCGCCTCGGGCTCCTGCGCCGAGAACGCCTGCGCCACCGCCCCGTTCGGCCAGACCAGCCGACGCTTCGTCGCCTCCCACTCCGGCCGCCGGTCGGGGGGCGAGCAGGCCAAAATCCCGCTGTCGCCGAAAATCATCACATCACGCACCTGGTCGAAGGTCTCCCCGACCAGCGCCAGCCGCCGCGCCCCGCCGGGGTCGAGTGGTCGCGCACCTTCCACCTGCATGCGCACCCACTCGGCCCCGGCCCGCGTCTTGCCCGCACCGCGCCCGCCCATGATCACCCAGCTCTTCCAGGCGCCCACGGGCGGCAGCTGATGCGGCAGCGCCCAGAACTCGAACATCCAGGGCAGAGCCAGCAACGCATTGTCGTCCAGCTCTGCCAGAAACGCATCAACATCCGCCTGCGTCGCGGAGGCGAGCCAGGCGGCGCCCGATCTCAGCCCGGGCTGCGTCGAAGTCGAGCGCATTGTCGCGGACGACCCCTGCAACTTGTCTGCGTAGTTTTTCAA